GTCAACAAATGTCTTTACGCTGCAATCAGCTCGCTTTTATTCATGACGAGTTGCAGTTTGAATCCTCCCCAGAACATGTTGATGATCTCAAATCTCTTCTTGTTCTCTCCGCTGCTGAGGCGGGAGAATATTACAATCTACGAGTACCAATAGCAGCAGAAGCACAATCCGGCCTTACATGGGCTGACGTACATTAATCCACCTATGAAAATTTTATGTGATGCGGACTTCATCGTCTACAAATCGTGTGCAGCGGCAGAAAGTGAAGTTGATTTTGGGGATGACATTATTCTTGTCACTTCTAAGTTTAGCGACGCTTACAACGCAACCAAAAGGGAACTTACCAGAATTCAAAACAAGTTTGGGTCATTCTCTGATATAATATTATTCTTTTCTGATAGTGTAAATTTTAGGAAAGAAATCTTACCTGATTATAAAGGTCACAGAAATCGTAAGAAGCCTTGCGGTTACAAGCGTGTGATCAATAAACTCAAGACTGAGTTTGAAGTAATTATCATGCCAGAGATAGAAGCTGATGATGCACTAGGTATTTATGCTACTCAATATCCAGGTAACATTATAGTTTCACCTGATAAAGATCTTAAGCAGATACCAGGTCAACTCTATAACTTTGATGAGACTTTCACAATCACGCCTGAAGCTGGTGCTAAATGGCATCTAATCCAAACACTAGCAGGAGATCAAACTGATGGGTATCCTGGCGTACCAGGTATTGGAGTTAAAAGAGCTGAAACTTTGTTTGAAAAAGACGGTTATTCTTGGAAAACTGTTTTAGCAGCCTTTGAAGATAAAGGATATACAGCTTTAACAGCATTAACTAATGCCCGTCTTGCAAGAATACTTACTGTAGATGATTATGACTTCACAAAGAAGAAACCTAGATTATGGAGTCCCTCCGCCAGTTACAAAGTTAACGACTGAGCAAGACTTTAAGATAAGGCAGATGGAAATCATGCTGGATAAACCAGAGACAAGAAAAGAAGATATAGTCACTTTACTACTAGCCTTACAAAAACAGAATTTTGTACTAGGTAATTCACTCACCAATTTAGTTGATAAATGGCCAAAGGTCCATCATACTACCAACGAGGATCTATCAATGTTTGGGATTTTATTAGAGACCAAGGATTGAATTTCCATCTTGGTAATGCTTTAAAATACATCTGCAGAGCAGGTTATAAAACAGATAGCAAAATCCATGACTTAGAAAAAGCTATCCATTATTTAGAAAACGAACTCCACCATGAAAAAGACATTTATTTCCGCGCAAGCCAAGGAATTCCGTACGAAGTACCAGTTAAAGAACTCGACGGCTCGGCAGATTACATCATATCAGAAAAATCTGATTGTTGAAGAGTTTAAGGAATTTTTAGAGGCAGATGGATTCTTGTTTAAACATGGTAAAAATGTGCAAGAAGAATGCCTTAAAGAACTAGCTGATCTAGTATATGTATGTTATCAATATGCTGAAAACATGGGCTGGTTCCTCGATGAAGCATTAAATAGGGTACATGAAAGTAATATGTCCAAACTCGATGAGGACGGTAAACCAATTTATCGAGAAGATGGAAAGGTCTTAAAAGGGCCAAACTATAAACCACCTGATCTATCTGATATTGTTTAAATGACAGCAGAACTAATCTCCCGCACTGGTCGGGTCCAGCAATGGCTGGATAACCCAGAATCAAGACTTCCAGTGAGTTGTACTGTCTTTGTAGTAGAAGACTCAATGGAGGGGAAAAATGGAATCGAAGCAAGTTGGCGATTCGTCTCTCATGCACTCCGATATGGAGCGGGAGTTGCAGTCCATCTATCTAAGCTCCGACCCAAAGGAAGTGAAAACGGCAAAGGTCTTACAGCTTCTGGCCCAGTATCATTCGGAAGAATTTACTCAACACTCAACGAAACATTAAGGAGGGGTGGACATTATAAGAACGGAGCTTGCGTTTTACATTTGGATATTGACCATCCTGATGTTGTTGAGTTCATTACTTATCCCAGGGCAGAATTACCCTGGGTCAAGAGATGCGTCAATCTTGACAACCAAAAATGGAAAGACGCTGATAAGAATACCAAAGAAGCTTTAATTTATGGAATTAAATCTGGAGACGTTTGGCTTAACAAGATCAAACAAGACAAAGAAGGAAACCGAATATACGGAAACGTGTGTCTTGAAGTTTACCTGCCCTCACGAGGAACGTGCTTGCTCCAGCATTGCAATCTCGCAGCTTGTGGACCACGGGACTTACAAAAGGCTTTCGCTCAAGGTATGTCCCAGTTGTGCGATCTCCATGGCAGAACAGGTGTTGGAGGGTCTGGAGAATACCTATCCTCGGACATCGACAGGCAAGTCGGGTTCGGAATGCTTGGCTTGGCCAACTTCCTCCGACGAAACAAAGTAACTTATTCAGATTTTGCTGATGCATTAGAAAATAATACTGATAATAGAGATGCACAACAGATTGTCTGGAATTTACAAGAAGCTGTAGAAGGCGCAGCCTATATAGCTAAAGAACATAATATGGTGAGAGCCTTTGCTATAGCTCCCACAGCAAGTTGTAGTTACAGGTCTAAGGATCTAGACGGCTTCACTGCTACACCAGAAATAGCACCTCCTATAAGTAGGAGTGTAGATAGAGACTCTGGAACCTTTGGTGTACAGAGTTATGATTATGGCGATGTTGAGATCGCTTCAGAAGTCGGCTGGAACGTATACAAGCGTGTAACAGATGGCATTATGAGAATCCTCAATTCCACGGGACTTCTTCACGGCTACTCATTTAACTCATGGTCAGATGTAGTAGAATACAACGAACAGTTTGTCGAAGAGTGGTTAGATTCACCTCAAACCTCCCTCTACTACAGCCTTCAGGTAATGGGAGACGTACAGGACAAGAGCGATGCGTATGCAGCATTAGATAAAGCCGAAGTCGATGATTACTTGCAGGACATTCTCGGAAACGAGTCAATAACCTGTGATTGTCAGCAATGAGAAAACATCCATACGATAAATTAATGGACCGTAAACGGAAGTGGTCCCCCGTAAAACCTACCGCTGGAAAGCTTAAAGAAGGTGCAGAAGAAACCATCCTCCGTGCTCTCTCTATACGTCATATGGAGCTCCCTGTTGGAGCGTTCATTCGTGAGGGCTTGGAGAAGAGTGTTCCCGATAATGCCAGAAAACTCCTTGAATCAAATGTTGAGGACGAGGAAAGACACGACCTGGCATTGGGATATATAGCAAATGTACATAATGTTAAAGATAAAGATGAGAAGGAGGGGAAGTTACTAAGAGATGCATGGATATCACATCCTGACCATACAATTACTAAAGCTCTCGTGGCTGAAAGAGCAATCTTCTTTGTTCTTCTCCCTTTCTTTCGGTTTAATGGCGATCCTGCTCTTAGGACAGTTTCGGCAGATATCTCAAGAGACGAACAGATCCATGTCGGCAGTAATTCTCTTGTATGCGCAGAGCTGGGTCTTTCTGCTTCTCCTTCTTTGGATAAACTTAGGAAGGCCACTATTAACTGGGTAATGGAACCACTAGGTATAAATACTACCGATAAATATTTAGACAAAAAATTTTGGCTGGATGCTAGTGATTCTTTAATGTATCAGGGGAAAGCACCAAGCTTTTCAGAAACACAGAGAGCTCGCATGCCAGCGTTCTTTGAACATGCAAACCCCAATCTCCCTAAATACGCTTAAGCTACACAACCAGAGACTGGATGAACTGATCAGTAAATTAGATCAGGACTTTGGTTGGAAGCCCATTCATCCTAAAGAACAAATCGAATCAATAATGTACCGAGCTGGACAAGCCAGTGTTATTGAATATATCAAATCAATTACTGAGGAAGAAATCTAATGTGCGGAGGACCCCCACCAATACCACCACCACCACCTTTACCCCCATCACCACCACCCCCACTGCCACCTACAGCACCACCTCCAGAGACTGAAGATGTGGATGCGCTAGGAACTGATCTTGACCCCAAGGTCAGAGAGGCACAAAGTGATAAGGCTACAGGTAACAGAAAAGGAACAGACGAATTAAAAATTGACCTAGATACAGAGGTACAGACAGGTGCTGGTACATCAGATACTGGTGGTCTTAACTAATGGAAACAGCACGTGAGAAATACAATCGACTTAGCACAGATCGTCAAGAGTTTCTTGATGTAGCTGTTGATTGTTCAAAACTTACGTTGCCGTATCTAATAACAGACGATCTATCTAAACACCCAACTCATAAAAGATTACAAACTCCCTGGCAAAGCGTCGGTGCAAAGGTAACAGTAACGTTAGCAGCAAAACTTATGCTAGCGTTACTACCACCTCAGACCACGTTCTTTAAACTTCAGGTGAGAGATGAGAAGCTTGGGACTGACATCCCACCAGAAGTAAGAAGTGAACTTGATCTTTCTTTCTCCAAGATGGAGAGGATGATCATGGATTACATTGCAGCTTCTAATGATAGAGTAGTAGTACACCAAGCTTTAAAGCATCTTATTGTAGGTGGAAACGCTCTTATCTTTATGGGTAAGGATGGTCTTAAGAACTATCCTCTTAATAGATTTGTAGTTAATAGAGACGGTAATGGTAATGTAATAGAAATTGTAACAAAAGAATTAATTAGCCGTAAGGTTCTAGAGTTTGAGCTGCCTGAACCTGACTCAGCAAAAGTCAATGATGCGGAAGGCTCTAATGGAGACGACGTTGAGGTGTATACCTGTGTTAAGATGGACGACAAAAGTGGACGCTGGGTTTGGTATCAGGAATGTTTAGATTATATTATTCCTGGGACTAGAAGTACAGCTCCAAAGAATGCAAGTCCATGGTTAGTTCTCCGATTTAATGCGGTTGATGGTGAAGATTATGGTAGAGGTAGAGTCGAAGAGTTCATAGGTGATATGAAGTCACTTGAGGGACTCTCTCAGGCACTCGTAGAAGGCTCTGCAGCAGCCGCTAAGGTTGTCTTCCTAGTAAGTCCATCATCAACTACAAAACCAAAGACTATAGCTGAAGCTGGTAACGGTGCTATAGTACAAGGTAGACCAGATGACGTAGCAGTTATTCAGGTTGGTAAGACTGCTGATTTCCAGACAGCTTCTCAACAAGCTCAGATTATTGAGAGAAGAATAAGTGATGCGTTCCTTACAATGAATGTAAGGCAAGCTGAAAGAGTTACAGCAGAAGAAGTTAGGTTAACTCAGATGGAATTAGAACAACAGCTAGGTGGGATCTTCTCACTATTAACAGTTGAGTTCTTAATACCTTATCTAAATAGAACCTTACTTGTTCTACAAAGAAATAAAACAATCCCTAATATACCTAAAGATTTAGTTCAACCTCAGATTGTTGCAGGTGTTAATGCTCTTGGACGTGGACAAGACAGAGAAAGTCTTACACAGTTCATAGGTACTATTGCTCAGACATTAGGACCAGAAGCATTGATGAGGTATGTTAATCCTGCTGAAGCTATTAAACGTTTAGCTGCAGCTCAGGGTATTGATGTACTTAATCTCATCAAGACACAGCAAGAAATGGAAGCTGAACAATCTGCAATGGTACAGCAACAACAAGCACAAACTCTTCTTAGTCAAGCTGGTCAACTAGCTAAGTCTCCTTTAGCTGATCCTGAAAAGAATCCTGAAGGAATACAGAATGCAGTTGGAGCTATGCAAGCAGGTTTGGCTGGAGCTAGGGCTAATCAAATACCACCAAGTGAATAATGTCAGAAACTTTAACATATGATCCTGGAACTGATACAGTTACCACGGAAAATAATTTAACACCTGATGAGCAAGAGTCTCTACAGGTTGGTGAAGAATTACAAAGCCAGCAGGAGAATCTTCTTGCTGGTAAATATAAAGATGCTCAAGAGTTAGAGAAAGCTTATGTTGAGCTACAGAAAAAACTAGGTGACTCAGAAAAACCTTCTGAAGAAACTACAACTACTGAATCAGAACCTGAAGTAGCTGAAGCAGAGTCAGGAGACTCTGAAGTAGCTCCTGGTGATGGTTACTTAGAGACTGGTGAAGTTAACTATGAAGCTGTAAATGAAACTTATGGTGAACAGTTAGGTGGACTATTCAAATCTAATGGTGTAGACCCTTGGCAAATCAGTAAGCATTTCCATTCTAATGAAGGTACTATCACTGATGATATGTATCAAACCTTAGAGAACACAGGTTTATCTAGAGCAGCAATTGATTCTTACCTTGCAGGAAGATCAGCTCAGATGGGTTACAACCAAGAATCTGCTGCTGATGTAAGTCAAGCACAGATTAATGATATACAATCTAGTGTTGGTGGAGCTGACTCCTATAAAAATATCACCTCTTGGGCTGGTCAGAACTTAGACCCTTCTGCTATAAAAGCCTTTGATAATATAGTAGAATCAGGAGATACAAATGCAATTAAAATGGCGGTGGCTGGTTTGAAAGCACAGTATGAAAACGCTAATGGATACGAAGGTAGAATGTTAACAGGTAAAGCAACAGCAACAGCTGGCGATGTATATCGTAGTCAGCAACAGCTCGTACAAGCAATGAGTGATCCACGTTATGATCAAGACCCTGCATATCGTCAGGAAGTTATTGAAAAACTTGATCGTTCTGATCTAAACTTCTAAAATTATGGTAAAAAAATTTCCTAGTAAAAAAGAATTAGAACAACTACAGCAGGAGAAGGAATTGAAAAAGAAACAAATCCGTACTGCACAACAACCGAAAGGAGTCAACGACGTTAACGCTTAATTATGGGTAAATCAACAAGTAAAAAAATTCTTAATTCAGCAGACCATAACGTACCTAATGCTGTTAAGAAAGCAAAAGACAAAGGTCTTGGACCAGCTATGTTTCCTATAAAGAAAGCATCTAAAGAAGTTAATTCAGTAAACGCTTAATGACTAATCCACCCTGGAGTCCTTATGTACTATTTGAGAATACTATTCCTCAAGATTTATGTAATAAAATCATTAATGAACACGCCAGTTTAGAATACTACAACGCTGGTGTACTTTATGATGGAGAACCTATTACTAAGGAATCAGATAGGAAAACAGATATACAAGGTAGTGCATTAGAATGGCTCAATTATATGTTGAGAGGTTATCTTAGACAAGCTAACTATCTGAACTTTAATTATGACCTGACGGATCATGATAAAGAGTACATGCAGTTTGCTAAATACGATGAAGGTATGTTCTTTAAAGATCATATGGACTTTGGTAACATCAAAGATCAATTACCTTTCACTAGGAAACTAAGTTTAACCTTACAATTATCAGACCCTTCTGATTATACTGGAGGAGAAGTAATTATTTATAACTCCTTTGGCCCAGAAGATTATACATGCCCTAAAGGCCAAGGAACTATTGTTGTATTTGATAGTAGGTGGATACATGAAGTATTACCTGTTGAATCTGGTACAAGATATTCCATGGTTAAATGGATACACGGAGACACACACTTAAGATAATGGCTGGACCTAACTATGCTGCTGATAAAGCAAAGTATGGAGCTTCCGATGCTCGTATTAGATCAGCAGGAAAAGATAAAGATAAACTATTAGATGCTGCTAGGCAACATCCAGATAGGGCATCTAAAAGAAAAGATGTTAACAGTGTAAATGCATAATGGCTGCTAACAAATACGTTAAAGTTAAAACAACAAAAGTTCCACCTTATGTTAGAAATTTAGATCCTAAAAGATATGACAAGGAACCTATTCATATCAAGAAGGCTAAGACAAACGATGTGAATGATGTAAACGCATAGTCAGCGGCTGACCCGAAAGATCGTACTCGGCCCACACGAACTTTTACTCTCATTTATTAATGACAACTACAACTGAATCAGGCGGACGTCAAAACAGATTCGCTACTGAACCTCCAACACAAGTAATTGAATCAAACTATTTTGATAATGCTGAACGTGTAAACGGTCAACTAGCAATGCTAGGTTTTGTAGCAGCCCTTGGTTCATACATAATAACTGGACAAATAATTCCCGGCATTTTTTAAATGGCAACTACAGTACAAATAACAAAACCAACTGATAACTGGCAGAGTTTTTGTGACTGGGTTACTAGTACCGACAACCGACTTTATGTTGGTTGGTTCGGTGTCCTAATGATCCCTGCACTCTTAACAGCAACGACAGCTTTTATCATAGCTTTCATTGCGGCTCCTCCAGTTGATATAGATGGTATTCGAGAACCCGTCGCAGGATCATTACTTTATGGAAACAACATCATCTCAGGAGCCATCGTACCGAGCTCTAATGCAATCGGTCTTCACTTCTACCCAATCTGGGAAGCTGCAACCATCGACGAATGGTTATATAACGGAGGACCATATCA